ATCTTTAAACTCAAATGTTTCGTATGCTTGTTTTCTGGTTGCTAATTCTTGTGTTGCGGCCTGTTGTTCTCTTCTGCGTTTTCTTCCACCGAATAAAGATCCTACCGCTTTTATAACACCCGGTGCTGCTGCTGCTATTAATGGTAATGCCATAATTATTATATTTAACTGCTAAAGCTTACTTCGGAATTTACCGCGTAAAGCTCGCAAAATTCTGTTGATGTATTTTTTATTGTAACTGTTGCATGATAGCCTATAAGCCCATTACTATTTATCACGTTGTTTTTATTAAACATAAAATATGTATTTTCGTCTACCGCCCCTGCAGAATTAAGAACATCTACAACAAACGATTTACGATCCGATGCAACACTAACGCAGGTACCCAATTTTACTTTATGGCTTTCTCCATCCCTTGATATATATATTATATCAGTCGGTTGCAAAGAAGTATTTATTTCTTTAGAAAATGTTATTGTTTTATTTGCCATTTTATGGATTTAAAATATTAGCATTAGAACCAAAATTACTTCCTTTTGTAATATGGTCAACAATAGTAATAAGAGTTGGGTCATCTGATAATTGTCCAACAAATGTGTTTGAATTTACCCATATTTCTGCTCTAAATGATTGAGTTACATACGGTATATTTGGTCCAACCTGCAATACTCCAGTTCGGTTATTTAATTCTAGTGTGTCAAATTTAACCTCAAAAGGATCCGGTTCAAAATATTTCATTTTACTGCTAGGTATAACAACCACTTTTTCTATATTATTTACTATTTGCACAGCTGAGTTACCGCTGAACTCTACCCCAAAACCTAATCTTGTTCCGCCGTATAGCCCACTTGTTAAAGAACTAATGATCCCATTCATTTGCATAACGTATCCGCCAGAAGGTCGCAAAGATTGAGGTGTGCCTAATACTCCCCCGCTTGTTACCCAACTTGAATAATAGCTTTTTGTAAATGCAGCAAATTCAGCTTTTGCAGTAAAGTCAGGAATTTCACTGCACAATTCTGATATTTCAGTTATTCCTCTAACTCCATTTGCAGGATATTGAATTATTTTTGAATTAGTAAAATCTTTAAAATAAACATACTCAGCGTTTATGCCAGTGTAATCAGATTCCCATGGAAAAGATACTCTTTTACCTGTTTTTGTTGATAAAAATGATCCAACCGTTACACCATTGCTATTAGAGTTGTCATGCGTATAAACTCGAAGACTACCTGTTTTGTTTGAATTACACGCTTCTTGCCTTGTAGGTTTAGGATCTCCTACGTTTATTGAAAAATTTTCTCCAACGTCAGCCGATATTCGTATATCTAATGTTCCTAAGCTTTTATTATTGGACGTTACGTCTGTTATATTCACTAATAAATTAACAGTTAATTCTAAACCGTTATCATCTATAGTAAAAGGACCGTCTACTGTAACATTGCTTCCTCCGCCAATAGGCGTATAACTACCAGCTGTAGCTTTAGTTATTTCGCTAGGATTATTTATTATATCAAAAATAGTACTGAGTTGGCCCTCATGAAAAGAAGTGTTTGCTCCTCCATTTTCAAAAACCCCTGTATCAATTGCTCTTTTCCTATCTATTTTATATGTAAACTGCACTAATCTATAGGTAGCGCTTCCTGTAGCTGTCTCTGTTATTACATCGCTTTGTTTAGGCGAAAAGTAATTCCAATTTTCATATTGCGGAAGTTTTGATCTCCAAATAGACACAGAAGATTTTTCGTCAATTTCTATTGCCCCGATTTCATGGGTTAAAACATTTTTAATTTTAACTATATAATCATTAGCATTCGACGGTTCAGCCTCAGCAATATCCCTAGATGGTTTTATGGTCAATGTTTTATCCGCAGTAGGAAAAGTGAAATTCCCAGGATCAAAAGATATTGTAGCTTTTTTATCTGTAAAATCTAAAATTTCTAGTGTGCCATCGTTGTCATAAGTAGACGTTACGTCTGTTGATCCATCATATAATTTCCATTCTCCTGCTTGAATAGCGGCTTCTCCATCACCATCTAAAAATTGCTTACCTGAGTTCATTGTAATTGCATATTGAACTTTAGTATAGTCAGTATTAATAGCTCCTGCTATGCCGGTTATTTGAGTATAAGAATTTACAAATGAGCCATTATAGTCTGATGAATTGTTTGCGTCTGAATACGCTACAGTAATTGTAATATCTTTATTAACAAAATCATCTAATTCAAGTGTTATTATTTCCGTATCCTGTGTCATTTCAGGAATAAGCAAAGATAAATTTAAAGTGGTAACATGCTCATTAGGACTCGCTCCAAATTCTACACTAATATTTTTTATTTCAATATTGTCATCATTTTTACCGTCTTTAAAAATAAAATCATTAGGTGAAATATTTTTTATTTTTGAATATGTTTCGTTAGAATCTAATGTTAACTCTATTGACACATTTTTTTCTAAAGTGTCCCCGCTAAAACCTTTAAACTTATTAGTAACAACACCTCCAGATAAATCAGCGTGGTAAACTTTTAATTGCACTTCTTTTGCGGCTTTTGCTGCCCTTGTAAATGTAATAGGGTTTGAAACAAAAGTGTCAGCAAATTCAGTTTTAATAGCTTTACCAGATATTGGGTCTTTAGAATCGCTTATAAAAAATTCTAAAGTATATGTAGCTGCAGCATTATAATCTGTAGCACTAAAATCTAGTGTTATAGTACTACTTGCTGAATCTTGTTGCTTAATTGTTCTTTCTTGTAATACAGTTGAACCTCTTTTAAATTTCCATCCATACGATGCATAAATATCATTTGTAACAACAGCATTAACAGTTTGAAGATCGTTTTCTAATGTATAATAGGTTGCCAAATCGGATACACTATGCAAATACTTTACCTCAGGAGGTATTACTTTAGCATTAAGTTTTATAGTATAATCCCTATTTGTTTGTGTCTGAGAAGGTATTGTGGTTCTTTCTATTATTTCAATATTACCTGTTTCCTGATTTTTTATTATATCAGAATGAGCTGAAATTTTTGAATTATTAATAGATAAGTCTGCAGCACTAATAGAATAATTATCATTTGGGAATAATATTCTTCTGCGTATTTCTACGACATCTTTTGGTTTTCCTGTGACAGTATAAGTGCCATTGCCTTCAGAAGCCGTACAGCCTTCCAAATCCACGCTATAACTGCCGGAAACAGTAACATCTTTTAAATAAAATCTTACTCCTTCAAATAAAATTTGCACAAGTTCATCATTTTCCGGGTAGGAATCAATACCATGTGTATACGTTACAGAAACACCATCACCGTTTTGTGTAAAGGTGCAATTTTTCCCCTTAAAATCACTAGCTATAAATTTATACGCTGGGTCTGTGGGGCGTATTGGCCCTAAAGTTACAGTGCTTTTTGTTATTCTGTCTCCAGAATATCCGCTTATTTGAACCTGATTTCCAGAGGTCATACCAACGGGGTAGTACCCACCTGAATTATTCACTAGTATAAATGTTAGGTTTGTTTTTACCCTATTATCCGGAATATTATCTAAAGTCGTTGGCTTACCGATGCCTTGAAAATTAAACTTTTTTAAGTCAAGGTTACTATTAGTCTGTGAAAAAGTTTTAACCTCACCTTTTATGTTAGCAAAATATTTATTTTCTTTATTTATAAAAGAAATATCTGAAGAGCTTTCTTGGTCTGTTTTTACGGTTGCTTCCCAGTCTTTAGTGCCCTCATAAGATAAAGTTCTAAATCTTTTTACGGCAGAGGGATCGTCGTTTATTTCTAATTTAATTTCAGAATTATAATCTGTTCCATAAAAATTGTTTCTATTTACAGCTTCTACGTCATGCAACCAAAACCCGCTATCTTTAAAAGTATAATATTTGCTATTCAAAGAACACGCCCAGTCAGGTACAAAAGATTTACGAGTTACCCACCCATTTACACTTTCAGAAAAACATACTGTGTCTTCATCTGTTGCAAATGTTAAATTGTACATTTTATTTCTTTCGTCAAATGACCCAAATATAGTTTGGTTTCCAGATAATCGATCTCTAAAGAAATCGTTCATATTAACGTTTGAAATTGGTGTTAAACCATCTTTTGACAAACGCATTACTTTGCCATTTTTTCTATCAACAAAATAACAGCGATAGCCAAATGAAGCAAATGACTGTGGATCATTTGATATACCAAAATCTCCGTTGTATTCTATTGGGTTACCAATTACATTCCTAGACGCTATTAAGTTTGTAGAGCCGTCAGCATTAAATAAAGCATCTTTATCAGCGGGCGCTCTTAGTATTTTATTTTCTAAAAATACCACAACGCTATCATCCCATGCATGTAATTTTTGTATTTTGCCATAGGAAGGTAAAAAGTCTTTTGTAATACTTTCAGCCTGTATAAACTGATTAGAATTATTTATACTACTTTTAGAATTAACAATTCCAGACCAGATTAGTCCATTAAATTTTCTTTCTTCTTCGTATCCTTCTTCGAGAACTGCCGAAGCTTTAACCCCATTTCTTATATAAGGAGCATTAAAATCATCTCTTATTCTATTGCTTTCTACTCCATTGCCAAAGCTAAAACAGTTGTACCAATTTATTTCTTGTTCTTGTCCGTGAAATTGTATTGGGAACGCTTTTTCTGTTTCGTAATATATATCTAATTCTGTAGTTTGAGCTAATGGCTCTGTTTCAAAAATAGCAGGATTATTAGTAAAAGGTGCTTTTTCATCTTGATCAACCTCGCGTAATATAGATACGGTTATAAAATTACCAGGAGATAATTTTTCTTTATTAACAGCTACTTTTTGAGTCAAAGGCGTTAAAGTTCCATCGGCGTCTTTGAATATAAGCCTTAATTCTATAACACCCCCCGCGATACTAGTTTTCTTTATTTGTTTAACACCTACTCTATATATCGTAGAATGATTACTAAATTTTAATAAATCGCCAACTTCAACTGCTTTTAAAAAACTAGTGCTATTTCTAAGATTTGTTTGCCGTAACGTTATATGTGTATTTTCAGTACCTATTTTAAACGTACCACCACCAGTATTCCCGCCATTACTAACATATATATCATTTAATCCAATACCACCTTTTCCGTCATACCTATGACCGTCAAAAGATGATGTGTACGTATTAAAATATGTTTTACCATCTTCGAGCTCTTCCTCAAGTTCCCCGAAATTCTTTAAAGTTGTATTAGACTCTAATTTTACAAAAAACCTACCTTCAAATTCAGGATCACCTGCGTTTAAATTGGTTTTAAAAATCTGCATTTCAATAGCAGGCCTAGGTGCCGAAGCGTCATCTGAAGGGTCAACGTATAATATATTTACGTCTTCCCCAAATGGTTTTTTAAACACTATTTCTGCTTCATCGTCTCCGGGAAGATCATATCTTACGGATTTAATTTCGTAGGCTTTTGTTGTTTTCCCTTTAACTCCAAATTTAATATAATTACCAGCCTTTAAATTTGTTTTAAATTCATCTTCAATACCTTGCTGGCCCCCTTCTGAACTAATTGTACCAGTAGAATTTACAGATCTTATCTGCACAACATCATTACCTTCAAAAGGAGTAGAGCCCGCTCTCTTTACAGCCGTTGTTGATCCATCACCAAAACTAGGGGCAAATAAAACATTATTTAATTGATCAATTTGATCTAATTTTTCTGTTATAAATTCAGGAGCTTCAGAAGATATATCAATTATTTTGTATCTATTATCGGAGTCTGTTACAGCATCGTCTTTACCATGCACTTTTTTAAGATACAAATAATTATCTTGCGTTATTTTATTTCTTTCTGCTGAAGAAAATGAAACATAGCAAAATCCGTTTTCGTCATCAAAATACATTCTATCCGCTGCTAAATTATAGTATTCAGCAGAAGACTCTTTGATAAAGTATTTAAAATGTGTTGCCCAAGCTGGAGGATTGTTATTTATTTTTAAATTGAATTTGTTTACGTTTACACTTTCATTTTTTGGAACAAAAAACGAACTGTCTTTTCCAGAAAGAACAGGTGTTTGTCTATTAAATTGATCTACATAAACAACACCAAATTCATAATTTCTATTAGATTTTACGCTTCTTTTTAAACCCCTTGAAGCATGCTTTAACGTACTAGAAATATCAATATCCTCTTCAAAATTATAATTTTGTAAATAATTACCATAAACAACTCTATTAGAAATTATTTCTTGTGCTTTTGCTTTTCTAGGTATATTATCCCACTGCCGTAACAACTGAGTGTTTGGTACTGTTGATTTTATCTTTTCTTTTGTTATTTCAAAATTAAGATTAATTGGCCCAGGCTTTTTCTTTGTATCTATTATGTAAACATTATTATCGTCATCAAATTTTAATAATATATCAATTGACTTAACATTGCTAGGCCCAGTGCTAATGTTATTTAAATTAATTTTTCTAAGATTATTGATAACACCTTCATTAAAGCCTTTTTTACCGTCGTATTTAAATTCTTTAGGATAAAAAGCAGGCTCAGTAAATGGTGAAAATGTTGAGTACGTATTGTCGTCAAATTTCCATCTATATGCAAATCTTGGAAATTTTAATTCATATATAGGATCGTTTTCTTGCAAAATTTGGTGAACATAATAATTTTTGTTTTCAGGTTCCGTTGAATACGATAATATTTCAAATTGTATTTTGTTACCTGTAATGTTATTTATTTTAGCTTTAGCTTGTTCATCCTTATTATTCTCTTCAAACTCAAATATGATTATATCATCTTCTTTCCAATCTGGTAAAACAGAATATGACTTTGTAAAATATTTATTAGAACCCCCAGGGGTTGGTAAATAATCAGGTTGAAACGGGATAGGATTGTCTTGGTAGAAGTTAAATGTAGCATCCGAAACTTCAACATCTCCATCTCGCAATGTATTACTAAGAACCATAGACGGAGCTGCTTGTGGTGCTCTTTTTGCTACACTTATATCATAATCATAAACCAATCGCGTCCCTGAAGAATCGGTAATTTTAGTGTCTGACTCAGACGATATTGTTCCGTCTTCTAACTTTAATTCTTTAGAGTTTCTTTTGAATTTATCAATATCAACAACTCTAGGTTCGTTTAAATTGTCTGTAAAGAACAATAAACCTTCTAATATGTTAGCTCCTGTAATTAGGTTCTTTTTTTGAAAATTTAATAAGCTGCTAGTGGTAGATGTAAAAGTAACATTTAAATCCCCTGCATCTTTATTAGCATTATTAATTTTTTCAAATGTCCATATACTTTCTCCTCCATCAAGGGACACTTCTTTTACTACTGTATTTTTAGGTATTGTAAAACTTAAATCAGGCCTTTCCCCAACATTTATTTCTGTAGTGTAATCTGTTGTGCGGGGAAGTGAAGCTGTAGGTGCTTTACCACCGCTAAAAAATATATTTAAGAGCTCTTGCTCAGATAAATTTCTTATTGTTAAATAATCTTGATATTTATTGTCAAAACTAGATAAAAAAGATAAATTAGTTACATTTGTAACGACTTTTTCTTTCTTGTCAATTAATATTGGAGAAACATCATTATTAGCAACATCGTACTCATAAATTCCATCAATATTATCAGAAGTTACAAACCAATATATTTTTTTATTAAGTAAATCTTTTGCTGTGCCAATACATTTTGCGTTTGTTAATCCTAAATCAAATAATTCAGTATTACCCAATATATTTTCAACAGCACCTGCGTCAGATCCCTCTGAACTAGATATTTGTATATTTAAAGCGTCTCTATACTCGCCGTTAGGTATAAGTCTTTCGTCAAGGTCTTTATTCATTCGACCTTTAACAAATGTGTGCTTCAATTCTGCCATTTACTAGTGCTTAATTTGTTGAGATTTACCTCTCATTATTTGAGTAAGATCTTCAATGCTAATATTTGCTAATCTTAATTTAGCTGAGCGAATAGCTGCTCTTTTTTCTTTTTTAAGTCTATTAACTTGGTATTCAGGTACATTAGCCTTTGCTGTAATTATACCATGAGCAATAAACTTATATATAGCTTCTTCTGCAAATTTGTGTATACGCATATCACCATCCGCAAATAAACCATCTGAAATATATTTTAAAACAAGTGTTTTACTTTTTAAATCACTTGAAAAACTTATGATGCCATTTGTATCATCAATTATAAAAAATCCTGTTTTTGTAGCTAGTTGCGGATTTAATCCATATCTTTTTCCAAAATCAACATTGTAGCCATATCCTTCTTCAAGGTTATCTATATTGTCCCGTTGCACATTATCACTGCTAGATTTTTGGAATCTTGAAACTGTTGTAGACTCTGAGCCTATTAATACGTTGCCATCTGCATCAAACAAATAATTATAATTATCATCTTGTAAAACAGAAGCTGGTGCAGATGATAAAGGAGCGGGTTTTATTGCTCTTTCTACTCCTGCGTCATCAACGTACGTAATTTTAACATAACTTACAAAATCATGTGGCAAATCTACAGACAGCGATGGTGGTAACTCAAACTCTTGCGTTTTTAGGCTATTAACAGTGTCATAGTTTAATTCTTGTATTCCACGTTGGGCATGAAATGCAACTTCAGCTCTTTTTGCACTTTTAATAATCTTATCGTCACCTACTTGTGAAACAATAAAGTTATTAATAATGTCTGTAGCTGTTATATACTGATAGTTTCCTTTATTGGAACCTTCGTAATATTCTTTGGGAGTTTGCGTTCCTAATGCCATTTATTTAAGATTTTTCTTTTTGTACTTTTAAAGCGTCTTTCTGTTCTGCTATTTGGCTTATTTCGGCTTGTTTAATGACTATTCCTGCATAAGCTAGTATTTTATATACGAGAACAGTTTCTTCGCTTTCATGAAGCTCAAAATCAGTCGTGGTTGATGAATCATAAAGACTTACATTATCAACATCAGTATAACCCCAAATAGCTTCTGCTGGAGTTTTAATATAGGATGCTTTAATACTAGACGTTATAGTTGAAGGATACACGTTTATATTGTTGCCTTCTCTGATAAAAACAGGCCTAGATGTAGTTGGTTTTGTTAAAGGTGAAGCATTTATGTATAAGTATTCGTTTTGAGCTATTTCTTCAACCTCTGTGGCATTGTTGTAGTATACAGTGCCTAATCTATATAAATCAGAAGATAAAGCAAAAGAAGGGTTTGTATAAGACAAAGTTGCTGACTTTCTGAATAGATTAATTTTTTCTTTAATATTTTTAATAATATTAGCATGCTCATTATTAATCTCACCCATTCTATTAAATTGGTTAAGATCATAGAAATACTGCTCAAATATTTCTAATTGAGCTTGATTAGCAAGCAGATTAAATTCTTGCGGAGTAATATAGCCTCTGTTTTCTTTATTTGAAATAGCTAATACTCTATTATATACTGTGTTAATGCTAACTGCCATATTTATATTTATAATAATAAGGGCCACCGAAGCGACCCTTATCACTACGGTTTACTTAAGTTTTTTCTCTATTGATTTGTAAACTTCAGTTCCTTCATCTGTTTTAAACCATGCCGCAATTGCAGAATATGGGTTTTCATCAAATGGTACCGTCATAAGCTTTTTATTTGTACCACCCCAAGTAAATGTTCTTTGGTCTTGTGATAACGAAATAATACCTGCTTCCGAGGCTTTAATTCCAAAGTTTCTTAACTGTACGTTATCATCATTTACTAATTCTATAAACAACGAAGGGTTGTCTTTTGCAAATAACAATAAGTCTCTTTTAATTTCTTGACTAGTCATATTACTAACAGAAGAGCCTTGCTCAACTCGTAGTACAGCTTCAGCGTGGTCTATATCTAAGCCCTTCGCAAGTGTTAAAGCTTCAATTTCTAGTTCTAAATCAGCTAAATCATCTTTAGCTTCTGCTACCGGATCTAATTCTTGATATATAGAATTTTTTCCAGGATGATATAATGATAATAATTTTTGTAATCCTTGATCTGCTTTAGAAACAAATAAAAATCCATCTCTAAAAACAATATGCCCTAAAGTAGAGCGCCCTTGTTGCTCATCCCTAAAAGGGCTTTTTTGGTTTGTAGCATATCTAAGTTCTCTTGAATAACCTTGTTCTTCGTCAAAATACAATAAAGGTGTTCTACTGTGATGCCTAGATGCTAATGTAAATGTAATTGGTGTTTTATTCCCTAATAAAGAATAAGATCTGTCTTTAATCACCCAATTATCTTCAGGTGTTTTTGTTTTAGCTTTTGTTGCCATGATATAATATAATAAAATTAATAAAGGTAAAACCTACCCCTGAAAATACATCAGGGGTAAATCTTACATTAAGTATTAAGCTACTTGAGAAGCAGTCTTAAATAGTACGAAGTTGTTAGCTCCTTGTACACACAAGCAACGCTCAGATAAGAAGTGTACATTCATTTCGTCAACATCAGAAGTGTAAACTCCACCTACAGATCCAGTGATCCAAGATTTCATTTTACGATCATCAGCTTCAGAAGCACGGTAACGTACGTGCAAGAATGGACGCTTAATGTTTTTACCAAGCTGCTGGTCATATACTGTAGAAGTTCCAGCTGGTACTAAAATACCATCAATATTTCCACCTAAACCACGAGTAGTCGCGTCGTTTAAGTATTTCCAGTCAGTTTTATAGAAGTCATAAGAACCACGACGGAAGCCACTAAATCCAAGATTTAATGCCATATCCTCTTCGTTATTAAATACTCCATAAGAAGTACCGCCATTGTAGTGTGCATTAACAGCACCTAACATATCGTCAAAAGCCAATGCGGTAGCACGGTTTAAGAATAACATGTTTTCTTCAATAGCACCTTGCTTATCTAAGTTCTTTAAGATTTCATCAAAATCAGCTAAAGCTCCACGAGCAGCTCCATCAGAGTTATCTAATGCATCTTCACCAGAGTTAAAGTTTTGATAGATATTTCCGCGACTTTCTACAGCAGAAAATAAACCTTCTGTACCTTTGTAGCTAGCACCAATAGCTCCAGATCCAGAAGCAGCAAGCTCACCTTCAACCATTGACATTTCTAAGTAATCTTCAAAGCGTAAGCGTGTTTCATGCTCAGATTTCAAATACCATAAATACCCAGAAGCACCGTTTTCAGTAGTTACTTCGACCCATCCAATTTGTGCAACATCAGATCCAGAAATATTGTATTTATCTTTAATGATAATTGGTGAGTTAGAAAACTGTTGGAATCCAGCATCAACTGATCCATCCATTCCAGCAGTACCTTTCTTAAATTCAGAACCATATACAAATACCTTAACAGATACAGCAGTTCCTGAAGTTAATCCAGCAGCTGTAAGAGTAGCACCACCATAAGCAAGCACAGTAAACGTGTTTGTAGTTACAGCAGACACAACACCCTTAACTACTTTATCAGCAGTCCAAGTTACTCCGTCATTAGGATATGTTCCAGACTCAATAATAGCAACAGTTTGCCCTACGCGTACAGCGTGGTCGTTTTCAGTAACAACGCCAGTAGTAGTGTTAGCAGCAGCACTGTCATAAGCAATGTGTAATCTTCCTTGCTCAGACCAAATGACTTGATCAGAAGCTGAAGGAATCTCAGCACCAACCATACGTAAGAAAGAAGCTACAGAGCGATTTCCATAGCGCTCAACTTCTTTTTCGTATACGTCTGGTAAAAATTGTTTTGCAAAAGTTCCTCCTCCTGAGCTATCGTCAAAAGTTAGATAATTTGTTCCAAAAAGTGTTTTTGTTGGGGTAGGAGTTAATCCTGCTGGAAACGACCCACCCGTTGAAAATAATCCCATTTTATTTTAGGTTTAAAAGTTATTTTTTAATTTTAATTCTTAAGCGATCAACATCATCCCCGCTAATAGCTTTTACTTGCATACCAGATGTTGTTGTAACTTTTTCATGGGTTGAACGTGGATCCATATCAATATTTTTTGATTTGGCCATTTGCGTTTTTAACGCATCGGCACGCCCTTGCTCATAAAAATGATTAGCAACAGCATCAGCATTCATGGCTGTAAATAATGCTTTGTGGTAACCAGCAGCATCTGACATTTCATTATTTTCGTTGACAAACTTTTCAACTAATGAATTAATATCAGCTTGTGATTCTTTTACATTGTTCACATCCTTAACCTTAAACCTATATTTGTTATCCCCTACTTTAAAATCAAAACCTTTGAAATTTTCGGAAAACAATTCATTTGTTTTTTGTTCAAATATAGATCTTTGTTGTTCAGCTATTTTAGTTCGTGAATCTTGATCTTGTTTATAATCGTTGTAAAACTCAACCGCTTCTCGTTGCTCAGGAGTTAACTTAGAACTTAACTTAAGATCTTCGTAGTATTTACCCTTAAGGTTATTAAGATTTGATTTAGCTTCAGCAATTGATTCTTTAAATGCTAATTTTTTGCGTCTTATATCACGCTCTTCATCCACTTCCTCATCATAAGAAAAGTTATCTTCAATTAAGAAGTCAACTTCGTCTGCTGATAAATGTGGTTTTGTTTGTTGATAGTATTCGCGGAGTAATTCCATATCCGCCATACTTTCATAATCTTTATTAAGATTTACATAATCCTCAACTGTGCCCCCTGTTTCTTCCATAAACTGCACTAGCTTATCAATGTTTTCAGGCAGCTCACGCTCAGGCTCTTGATTATTATTTACGCTTTCAGATTCTTCTTTAAGCTTATTTGGAATATCTTTTATTTTATCGGCTAATGTCGCCTCACTTTCTACCTCTTCATCCGATACGAGCTCGAGCACTGTATCTTCTTCGTTATCGGGCCCACTTTCTCCGGCAGGCTCCTCATCTGTTTGTTCGACGTTTTGTTCTTGTACTTCTCCGCTAGTTTTGGGTTCGTCGCGTACAGGAACCTCATCTGTGCTTTGCTTTTGAACGGCATCTTCTGTAAAGTTTCGTAAATCTAGTTTAATTGTTCCGTCTTCATCAACAGTTGTTGTTGGTGTAGACTCTTGCGTTTCAGGTGCAGCTTCTTGTACTTCTTGAACTACTTCCTGCTCTTGTGTTTCTTCTGACATGATAAAATATTATAAAATTAAAACGGGTTTTATTACCTAGGCTCAAACATTTCTAAATTAAATCCGCTACCCATGGTATCATTACCTGCAGATTCAAATGCTTGTTCACCTTTTCTATCTTTTCTTTGCTCTATTAATTGAGACTGTTGAGAAGCTTGTATACGTGTTCTTTCGTCTTTTCTATCTTCTTTATATTTTTCTTTATTTGTAAATGCCTCTGCCTCTTTGTCTTTAATAGCCATATTAAGATCAAACTCATATTTCATAAGTTCTTTCTTAAGTTCTTTTTCGTTTTGCAGTTTTTGAATTTCAAGGTTAGCTTCTATTTGTGCTAGCTCTGCTTTTTGTTGAGTAATAGCTTGCTGCTTTTGAACATCTGCTTGTGCGGCTGCTTGCGCTGCTTGCGCATTGCTTTGGCTTTGCATTTGAATATTTTCCTGTTGAACTTGTCTGTCTTGCTGGAATTTTTTCTTGCGGCGTACCTTTAACAATTGATTAGCTAACTTGATATTCTTTATTTCTCTAATATCAATAGCGTCTTCTAAATATATTTGATCTTTAGATAAAGCCGCTTGTATATTGTTTTCAAGCATTGCTTTTTCTTCATCATCTGGGGTAAGTTCAATAAATATACCAAAGTCATGCAGATGCATGTTTTTAATATCATCTAATGTACCTACATTAAATCTTCCTATACTAGAAATGAATGCATCTCTAGTTGGGCTGTATTCTAATATATCCGATATACGTAACGAAACCGCTTCCGCAGTTTTAGCTGTAAGGTATAAACCAGATTGCAGTATATGGCGCGTTGCTGTATTAGAGTTTGCTGCTGCTAATTTTTGAACGCCTACTAACGCATATTGTTCAGGAGTGCTGCCATCACGTGCTTCGTTTAACCCCGTAACGTCGCGAATCATTTGTAAGTAATAATTATAAGTGTTAATTAAAGAACTTATTTTATTATTACCCCCATTAGATGTTAGCTCTTGAATAGGCACTTTACCTGGGTTCATATCCCCGTCAACAGTCAATGATCTACCAATAACAGAACCCGTTTGGAAGAACATATTTAATGCTTCTTGCGGATTGTAGTTAGTACCGTTACCTAAATCTATTTCAGCTAAGCCGTCCGCATCAAGATAAACACCATCCGGTATCATTCTTGACATGACCTGCTGAAGTTTTAAATGCGTTAGCTGAATCATATCAGCAAAACTTGTGATTCTGCTTACTAATGATTCTATTCTGCCTTTGTATATTCTAGGAGCAACAACATTATAATTCATCATTACTTTAGTTGTGTCAGCTTTTGGTCTTACCATATTTTTAGCTAACTCCCATTTAAGCATTTGCTGCGTGCCTAATACAAACGCGCCATCATAAACTACTTCAACTGATCGGCTTACTTTTTCAAAAAGAGATCTTGGATCTTTTGGCGGATTGAATTGATCTGTTTTTTCAATCGCTTTTGAAGCGCCTGTAGCTGTTGTTTTAATTTTGTAAACTTCATTATTATAAGTTTTGTAATTAAAATAAAGAACTTGAATTGTGTTAGCATCTAACACTGAATCTTCGTTAATATATCTATTATGAGACGCTGCAGTCTGCACGCCTTGCTTTGTAATTTTTTCTAATTCCTCATCCGTTAAATCTGGGAATTGTTTCTTAAGTTCGTTTATAGTTACACTTTTAACTTCTCCTACATAATATATATCATCAAAATATGGTGAATAAGTATAAGAATAAACTAAATCAGCTGGATCCACATATTCAACTTTAATACCTTCAGACTTATTAAAGTGATTTTTTAAAGCGGCTATACCAAGAACAGTTAAATCATAATTAACACGCCTTTTTGTTAATTCGTAATTATTCTGATTTAATATAGAATTTATAGCTTGCTCTTCTGCAATTTCAATAGCTTGTTTATACTCAAGTTGCATATGTAATGCTAACTCATTTTCGTCTTCTGGCAACTTATCTCTATCGGTGCTATACACGTTTATACCGAGCTGCTCTTGTATTGCATCATTTAATTCGCGCGTTTGCATATCGCGAGTAATACTTTCAACGTATTCAGAACGTTGTTTTACAGATGACGGATCTTGTGAAAATGCTTTAATATCAAAAGCTCTGTCAGACATACCATTTACAACTATATCTACAAACTTAGGTATAATCGGGACAGGTTTCCAGTCTAAATTTAAATATGATAAATCACCGTTAATAGATAATTCATCTTTATATTTCTTAACAGACTGTTCTCCTCTTGCATATAATCTTAATCTATGAAATTCATCTCTATTAGAATAAAATCTTGTTGCTCCGGAATCTCTTTTAAACCACTCATGCTCAATAGCGCGGGCTATTTTTAATCCGTACTCTGAGCTAGCCTTTTCTTCATCTGAAGCAATTTGACTCGGGAAAGAAGACTTTAATATTGTTTCCGCCATGCTATTTTATTATTGTTGAATGCGATCCTTTATTGTTATATCTTGAAATTTTTATATTCAATGGTTGTCTTTCTGATTTTGGCTTTGGGTGATATAAATGTCTATTACATGCCATTATAGCCAACCCTGAACTTATTGCCGCATCATATTTAGTTCTTTTATTTATATCAAACTTGGCCCAGTCGTTTAATGTTCTATTAAAATATATATTACCGCCACCTTCTTCTGTTATGCCTACATGATTATTAATGTAAGTTTCTATAGCTGCGGCATGAGCTTGTTTTATATCTTCAGATGTATTTGGTATGCCACCAATTTCTCTTTCTGTTACAGATAATTTATTCCAAACTTTGTCTGGTCTGTTCATTGAAAATCCTCTATATCCTCTACGTCTAATGTGATACAGTAACCGTGGTTTGTTATTCTCTGCCAAAAGTGGCATACCGTAGTAGACCAAAGCCATGAGAACATCTTCAAAAAACATTTCAGCAGTTTGTGGGCGTGCAACATATTCTAAAAAAAATGTGTTAGCAGGAGAATCCTCCATGCTAAATTTAGTTAATCCGTGTAAAGCGCCCTTAGAACCTTGTCCGTCTGTTGTTCCTGAAATATCGTACGAGTCACAACCAAAAGCTCCCATATGTTCATTACCAGGATATTTGACGCCATTCTTAAGTATTACGTTGTTTTCTAAGTTCTTAGAAGGAGTCCAGGATACGTAAAATCTTCCATTTGTATTTGGTGTAAAAATTACTTTTGAATCTTTAATACCATTTTCCCATGAAAACGACCCTCTTGTGATATACCCTTTTCTCGCAAGATCTTCGTTGTAATCTATTTGCTCGTATATTTTTGTTAAATTAAATATACTATTTTTTGCTTCGTCACGAAACGCATGCTCTTCTGTTCTTGGAAATTGTCTATAATATTCATTTAAGGCGTCACTATCGTGCTTTAGCCCCTCAACTTCATTTTCCCAAAAATCTATAACACCTGTTTCAATATCTGTTCCGTCATTTCCTTTGACCGGTATTCCTGGCGTAGAAAATACAGGGTATCCATAAGAATCAATGAATCCTTCGTAGTTCCATTCCATAGGTATGAACAAACTATATAATCCTGAACTAGTCTGCCCGTTGCGGTTTCTTTTAGTAACGTCGGAGTCATTATATAATTTTTTAAAATTATTTCCGCCTTTATCCAAAGCATTAGACGTTGATCCCATCATGCACTTGCCTATAACTTTACTACCTAATCGCAATGTAGTTTTAGTTACACGCCAGTTATTTAATATATTGTCGGGTCGTTCCCATTTACCGCTTTCATCATGCACTAACAGATTTAACTTTTCCCCGTCATATGAATTATCACCTGTATTTTTCCAATCTATTGTTGTATCAAGTCCTTCAAGTTCTGTTTCTTTAGAGGTTTGAACAATTGATTTTTTGGTGAGCTTGGAAGCTGGTACTCTGTACGCGAGCTCGGTTTTAGGCCTATCCATTCCATCCTGTATTGGTTTGAAAAAGAATGGGTAGTTGAGTGATATTGGTACAACCTTGTCCGTGAACATCTTTTTAGCATCGGCACCAGATTTGGACAATATTCCGAACCGTGCATCTTTTGTAATTGTTGCCAAATTGACTGATTCTGCTGAAGACATAAAACTAAATCCGGAGCGGCGGTTTTTAAGATAACACATTCCGTAAGACCTATAGTCTGCTTTACACGCTTCCCAGAAGATAAAGAAAATTCTGTTAGCTTCCCTGAAGTCTGGCTTCCCAACATCAATCTTGGTCCACTGCAAGTACATATAGTGAGTACCAGTAATATAAGTAGGTGTATTTTTATTATAAAACCAATGACCTTCTTCGCGTCTGGTAAATTCTCTATCAATATATGCATACCATTTATTTTTAAAAGCGTCAGGGTATGTTTCCCAATCAAACCTAGTTTTTATTTTTTTAAGTTCGTTGGGGTATTCATGAGGCGTCCACCTACCGTTATTTTCAATTTCTTTTGGAGCCACTGGCAAAGCTATCTTTAAATTTTGTATTTCTACAATTTCACCAATTTTTCCACTTTTACTAATTACAACAACGTCGTAGTCTTTATTATACCCGTACTCCCATTTGTTTAACTTATTAAATCGTTTAATTGTGTTTAAACGTATGGGGCTTATAGATTTAATTAAATTTTGTTCGTACATTATTTAGATCTACCTTCTGCAAAGCCTTTAAAGGATTGTGTAGATCCTTTTTCAGATGCCTCTAGCATATTCTTTTCGGTTTCAACTCTTGTTAATATTTCAAAAGCGTCAAATATTGCTAATTTTTTTGTTGCGGCCGCATTTTTTAGTCTATCTGCAGCTAAATCTTCTTCAGGATCGCCAATAATTATTTTTTCTTCGGCAACTCTTATAAGCTCATCAACCGCTTTATACCCAGCTTGGATTATATTCTGCTTCAGTTCCTTGTCTTTCATATTTTATTGCTATAGAATTTAAAGGGACTCTATATAATCTTTCGTCTTCAATAACGAACTCATACTCGCTGTTTGGAGTAAAACCTACTATATCATTATCAGTTAGATTAAAGCTTCTTAAATCAGCCCCTAGGTGCTTTAAAACGCCTATATGCTCTTTTTCTTTTGTATTTAAAAAGCTATCGTCTTGTTTTAGAGGTTTTACAAAGCAATAACCTTCAGGTGCAAACCACTTGTTATTACGTTTGTATAAAAATATTTGATCTTCATAACACATAAAGAGATTATTTTGAAAATAGCTACTACTATTTCTTTCTTCTCCTCTCACATCAAAATATCTTCTAAATACATTATGATGCGCAATAATTATATCGTCTTTTTTAAAAATCGGATTATTTATTGGTGTTTCTATTATTTTAGCTTGTCTATTTACAAACTTATGATCTTCTATTTGAGTATTTAAAATTAAATTAGAGTCACCTATTTTTTTATTATTTGTATACCTTCCATCTAAAGGCTCTATTAAATAGGCGTGTAAATGTTTCATTAATATTCTAAATTGTATTCTACTGCGATAGCCATATTTTTATTGAAAGTTTTCCAAGGTAAAACCTCATCATTTTTTTCAATAAATATATTATAGCTTTCATCTTCTTCTAAAATTTCAACTATTCTATGGCCACCAAATACTTCTTGACCTGTAGAATAGTGCATTGCATCATTTTTATAATCTCTGCCAATGCTAATCTTCCGTATTAGATTCATTTTGATTTTCATTTAGTATTTCAGCATTATTAAATACTTCAATAATTGCCTTTACTCGATTAAATTCTTTAATAGGCATTTCGTTTAAAATTGCTGTAATTTCAGTTAATTGTTCTTGTGTTAAAATTCTTTTCATTTTATTATATTTAATTTAAAGTTATATTTCTTTATTACGTGTTATCTATGTTTATTATTGCCGAACACTTTTTCAACGCCCCGTGAACCAAAATATCCGCCTATAACTATAGTAAGTAATCCTGTAATATCATCAAGAGGATAACCTAAATACCACCCCACTACATAAGAGACAACTAAAAATATTAATACTAATGGGCGCACGTTTGCCGCAAGAAAACTTCCCGACTTGGCATCCGCAACCCATCTTTTTGTAGTACCATCTATTTCGGCTCTTTCAATTCTTAATTTTTCAAGAGCCACTTCTTTATCTTCAGGAGCCATATCACTGCCTCCGATTATTGCTTCTATTACAGAGCCAACTGGTGTATCTCCAGCAATTGCGCCTACAACGTTAGGAATTTTATTTAACAAAAATTGCCCAACTTTAGTATCTTTAAATTTTTTCTTACTCATATGCGTAAGTCTTATATCATTATAGTCCGTATGTTGATTTAGTAGCATTGTAGTCTGCTAGTAGTTCTGAAGCTGTTAAGGCTTTACTGTAATATTTTACAGCACCTATATCTCCGTCAAAGCGTCCAGTACTACTTCCACCCAAAGAACCTATAAAAGTATTATAAGATGTTGTGTCGGCACTTTTACCACTAGATGAAGAAGCCTCTAATGTTCCATTGACATATATTTTAACAGTTCCGTCATCCTCTACTACCCCAGCAATATGGTACCAAGTATTAGCTGAATACGTTGATGTTGTAGAAAGGTACTCATCTGTACCATATACATAGAACTTAATTGTATTATCTGAATTAAAACGTAAAAGCCAATTTTGAGTATTACCGTCAGCAGTTGTTTGAGAAGCTATATAATCTGTCGTTCCTGTTGTGTGCATTTTTACCCACGTTTGAAATGTGAAATTAGTTGCGTTAATTAAAGCACTAGGATTTCCAGAAGTTTCAAAGTATTCGCTTGAACCGTCAAGGTCAAAATATCCACTACTGTTCCAATCTGAACTAGAAATATTGTTACCAGTAAAGTGTATCCCATTAGGATAGTCATTCTTAGTAAATCGGTAGTTTTGCATTACCTCATCTGCTGTAAGGGCTGAAGAATACATTCTAATTTGACCAATATCACATTTAGGTTTGTCTGCTGTAATGTAAGTTGTTCCAAAATTAAATGCGCCCAAACTTCTAGTACCACTAGTTACAGATTGTGTTTTTACTAATTCACCATCAAAGTATATTTTACAGTTGCTACTGTCTTGTGCTATTACACAATGATACCATTGACCTACAGTTATAAAATTCCCATTAGAAAAATAACCTGTCGCAACATCTGAATTATTTATACGCCATCCTAAACCACTATAATAGAAAAAGTTCCATCCTCCACTAGATTCATAGATGAACCTGTTTGCCGCACTAGGTGTAGATTTCCAATTAAACCAAAACTCTAAAGTAAAACTATTGTCATTTAAAGGGTGTCCGCTTGCAATTTGTATAGTTGACTCACCATCAGTAGATATATCAAAACTATCACCTAACTCTTCGTCATACCTAGAAGCCACTACTGTTGCATTACTTCCTGTATCAGCAGTCCAAGTAGTTCCACTACCGCTATATGAAGCAGGGTCTAAATGTTGCTCTAGGTCTGTATCATCTATTAAGCTACTAGGCTTCTCTGCTGCAAAGGCTAGGTAGATAAAATTGTTTCCGCTTTGGTTTAAGTGTACACTATTTGAATTTCCCAAAGTAAATCCATCTGCATTAGGAGAAACAGTAGCGGTTGAAGCACTAGCCTCTGCATCACTTGTGTTGGCTTCAAGAAATTTATTTATAGTGCCATCAGTATCACGTTTGATATCATATATCATCCAATTACCAGTCCCTGATGTATTTTTTATCAGCACCCAAGCAGGTTGAAAACCTGTGTAAATCTTGTTTCCGCTTGTGCCTGTTCCTGTATAACTACCTACTTTAGACACGCCTCTTTTAGAAACAAAATTGTATATTACAAAGTCTCTAGAGCTGCTATCTAACAAAGCATTTTGATGATTACTATCGGAGAAAAACCTACCTGAAAAAGATGAGCTTTGAGCGTCAGTTGCATTTAAGACTAGGTATCTATCTTTACCTACGTCTTTATGATATGTATACCACGAAGAGGTAGTACTGGTGAACTTATATATAGACATCTCCGGCTCTTGTCCTAGACCGTGAGTAAGCTTTTTATTGTTATGGTTTACAGAAACACTGTTAGCTTTAACAATACTGAAACCTAATTTAGTATTTACACTTACCTCTTGGCTGGGTGCTGATGAGTGCTGTGTTAATCCAGCATCTGCATAGTTGGTGTACTGCGTTCCGTCTATACTAATTATGTTAGTGCTATCTGTAGCACCACCCGCTTTAAAACACCAAGCAACGTAATCATCTGCTGATGAATTACTTACTCCTCTATTATTAGGATCTAAAGTAAATCCATCGGAAAAAGAAGAAAGTTCCGAAAATGAGCCTGACCTTGTACTTTCTGCGCTAGTACTGTCAGGTAAAAGTCTTTCGTTTGCTCCTCTTACTGTGTCAAATATTCTATGAGAATATACGCCATCTCTATTTTTAAGCCAAACTAAATCGGGTTGAAAGCCTATTGTATCAGCTGTTATTGTTTGGGATGTGCCTTGCCCTGTATAAAGAACAGTATTAAAGTTTTCTGCAGGGTTTACAGCAGGTGTATATTCGTGGTTAGTTATATCATACCATATATCACCATCCCCATCGTAGCTGTCTATATCGTTAGCATCTAAATGTAGGATAAGTCCTTCTTCTTGATTTCCTGTTCCCCCACCTGCTGCTGCATCTGCTGCGGTATGTATTAGACGCTCGTTAATAGCCATATGCTAAAAGTTTATATCGTACTTAAGTATAGCTGCTTTATCTGTTAAAGCATTAATTTCATTTTCTTTTGTTCTAGCTGTAGATCTGATTCCATCTCTTTCAACTTGTATTGCCGATGGAATGCTGATAGCTTTTTCAGTAAACCTAGTGATATAAAAATCAGTAGGCTGTAGTTTGCCATATACTAACCCATTAAGCTCTTTAATACGCTTTGTTTTAAGCTCATCTACCGTTTCGCTAATTACTTTATCTTTTACGTCATATGTAAAAACAGTACGCGTTGCATTTGGATCCTCCGGCGTTGGAGAAGCGTAAGAGCTTTCCATGTGCAAATTACTAATGCTTTGTGTCACTGGATCATAATCTGGTACAACAACATCGTAAAAACCTAAATCTTCTAAGTCTTCATTAGATAACCTTTTAGCATTTTCTACTGTTCCCGCGCTGCTGTATATAACATCTGGTATTCTATTGTACTTTACAATTTTACCAGCCTCTATTTTTGCCTTCATATTATTATGATGTATAATTAGAATATGTTAAATAAATATCAGTTGTGCCGTTAGTTGATATAAGTTGTATTACGTTGGCTGTAGCAGAGCCGCTATAAGTACCGTTTAAAACTTTTACACCAGATGGCCAAGTAATTGTTTGATCGCCATCAAGTATAACTGTTTTGACCATACCGGTTTTTACATTTGTAAACGTAAATGTTGTGGCCGCGCTTAATGTTTTTGTAAACACTGCCGCATCAGACCAGTCTATTTCTGTTCCTGATAAAGCCGAAGATGAAAAAAACTCATCCGCTAATACGTCGCTTGTTACTTTTGTTAATGCCATTATAATGTTGGTTTAGTATTTGGGAAGTCGTCTGTTGATGGCCAATCTCTAAGATTTGCTCTATATGTTAAATAATTTGCTCTTTCTGGGTGATCTGTCAAGGGCACAATCCAATCCGTTGCTTTTAATTCTTCATTTCTCCAAAACCTTGCCGTTTCATCAGCTGTAAGCGGTGCGGGAGCAGTTCTTAATTGCCACGTGCCTTCTAATGTAGCTATAAAATTAGCGTCTGCAACTATCGAATCTACTACTACATTATTTTCTATTTTGTCGTATACTATTTCCATATTATAAGTAATAAATTATTATAACTCCAGAAGATCCTGCGACATGGCCGCCGCTGCCACCTAAAACACCACCCCCTCTGCCGGTATTTGGTATAACAGCTCGCAGGCTTGCATCATTACATCCTCCACCTGCTCCATATCCGTTTATTCCATATTGACTAGAAGCTTCATATGAGCTGCCTACATGAGCAGGAGATCCTCCAATAACATAACCTGTAGAGCCACCAAAAGAAGCAGGGTAATAAGTAGCATCAGCTACAGGAGATTGACCTGTTGACTTAGTTGCTGGTAGTCCGCCCCCGGTTATACTAGTGCTTCCACCACGCCCACTGTTTGCTGCTCCGCCAGCTCCTATTGTAGCTGTTACTGTTCCTGCTGTACCTAGTACTACAGACCCTAGCCACATATTACCTCCAAATCCAGCTCTTGCATGAGTGGAACCTGTGTCGCCACCACCACCTCCGCCGACTAAAAATAGTCCTATGGTATCCCCGTCAGCAATACCTAATGTAGTAAGATCAAGTGTGCCTGAGGAGGTAATTATATGTTGTTTTAGTATCCCGCCACCACCGCCGCTCGCCGCTGCTGGAAAAAAGCTTGATATATTTGCCATATTCGTTTTTTATGTTGTTCCTTCTATTCCTATTAATATCCATCCTTGAGCATCTCCTGAAAATATCATTTCAAAGCCTGTATTTAGCTTATCTAATGTTAAATCCTCAGCAGCACCCATTATTTTTTTGCCATTACGGGCAACAGTAGCAGTTGCTACTCCAGATCTATTTGATATTTTTATTGAATCACCTGTACTGGGTGCGGATGGTAACGTTAGTGTGCATGTTGCTGTTAGCACATACAAATAATCTTTTTGAGCATTTGTATTAGCGCTTATGACAGAAACGTTATAATTTGCCAAATCGTTTTCAGCCGTTGTTGCTACAATATGTAATAGTTCAATGGCAGTTCCATTCGGCGGCGCATTACCTGCGTTAAAAGTAACTGTTGTTCCACTAATAGAATATGTGTCTTTTGATTGGTATACTCCATCAATATAGACCTGCACATCATTCGCACTTGTTATTGTTGAGGTAGTTGAAAAAGTTCTATCTGAACCATCACCTGTGTATGAGTTTAACTCTACGCGGGCATTTACTACTTTTAAATGTATTATTTCAACTTGTGTACCAATAGCTACACCTGTACCAGCATTTATAGTTACTGTTGTTCCACTCGTGGTGTAATTTGCTTTTGCTTGATAAACACCGTCAAGATATACTTGAAGGTTATTCACGCTATCAGCAGCTGAAGTTATTGTAAAGTCTTCTTGCGCAGCAGTAGCTGTAATAGTGTTTTTTTCTACAGTCACATTTCCCCCTCCACCTGAAGCATCAGCATTTTTCCAATAGCTATTTGTGTTGTCCCAAGTAAGAACTTGTCCATCAGTTGGCGATGAGGTTGTTACATCTTTAACATTGTTTAATAAATGTTCGGTAGCCGTAGCTACGCCAGATGAATTACCAAGCCATATATAGTTTTCAGCAATGTTAGGAATGTCATTTGTTCTATTAGCGCCAAATACTTCAATCGTCCCTGAAGAAGCATGCGATCTTACAACTATACCTATTTTTTGTATAAGAGCAGTTCCTGTTGGTTTAGTTGTAGTAAAGCCACCTGAAGTATTAACATACAAAGAATCGCCAGCTGTATAAGAGCTTGTGTTTAAGCCGCTTACTCTTCCTAAAGCGATTGCAGTACCTTCTGCGTCATCTGCTAATGCAGCTTTCAAAACGCCAATTGCAGGCATTGTTGAAGCCGCTGAATTATCAGCAGCTATTACTTCTATTACATTTCCACTAGGTGGTGAGGCTGTAGGTGACGGATGTACAACTGTTCCGATAGCTAAAGTACCACCAGATACATTTTTTACTGTTAATCCTACCGCTGGTGCTTCGTCTACTGTTATATCTGAGAAACTTAGTGTTCCTGAACCGTCTGTGGTTATAGCTTGGCCATTGGTACCGTCTGACGCTGGTAATGTATACGCGTCGTTAACCTTTATATTACTTAAGAACCTTTGAGCCATATTATATTATTAGTCAATTAAAGTAACAAGAACTCTGATGTCATTACTTGAAGGTGCAGATGTAAATCCTACAGTTACCGTGTTAACAGTGGCTCTGGCAACATCAGCATGAACTGTATCATAACTAGAGTTGTCATATAATTGTACTATTACATCTCTAGTATTTAAGTTGTGTGTTACAGTATAACTTGTAGCAGAGCCATCACCTATAGACGTGGCAAAACTTCTTGCGGCAGCGTGAGCAGCTAATCCAGCGGGTGTAACAGCTCTAGCTGTATCCGTGCCTGTTGTTGCTTCCGCTGTTGTAGCTAATTCAACAATACCTTCCGCGCTTTCTGTTGCACTATTTGGAGACGCACCTAATTCTGTAAACGACGATCCACCATCTACAGAAAATTCCCACTTATCAGTGTTTTCATTGAACTGGAGTATAGCGTTAGCTGTGTCACCACGTTCTACTTCTATACCTGATCTTAATGATGTAGGAGGTGTGCCTGTTTGACCGCTATTAAGAGTCATTAGGTTGTCCTCAATGGTAAGCTCTGTTGTATTAACGGTTGTAGTTGATCCGTTTACAGTTAAATCACCTGTTACCGTTAAATCACCTGAAGTTGTTATAGTAACATCAGTTGCATCACCTATAGTAACATCATCTGTTATTTGAGGTAATCTAGCTACTAAGTTTGCTAAACTAACATCAACGTCTGTATCGGTGTTTTTCATGCTAATCCATGAGCTACCGTCCCAGTATTTCATTAGGTCAGATGCGGAGTTATATATAATTGCACCTTCTTCCGCTGCACCAAACCCAGATGGATCGGATGTAACCACGTCAATTCTGACGTTTTTTATCTCGTTGTTATTTAAATTGAGATTTGCTAAATGTTTTATTGCCATTTTCTATTAGTTTAAAAATGCTTTGCCCGCGAACGCAGCGCCAAAAGTTATTATAACTGTATTTCTATCTTGATAATTTGTATCACCATAAACAACATCGTCATCATTGTCTACAACAGTGACAGACGGGTATTTATCTAAATTATGAGTGATAGTCCATGTTGATGAAGATGACGCTTGCGTATGCTCATATGTAGTCTCGTCATCAAGTAAATCAAGTATTGATTCAAGCGAAAAGTTTTTTGTTCCTCCAGTAACAGAGTCTGTACCTATAACTTTGTCTTCTTTCGATACGGTAGAGTCCTGCTCATATGTTTTTATTCTAGCCATAATATAATACTAGCAGTTCCAACGGCGTCTTGCTGCTCTACCTCTTTCAGATGTCCAGCTTTTGGATCTAGCACAAAACGATTTTCGTCTTTTAGCCGCTTTACTTCCGGGCTTTAATTTGCTAGGTGGTGTTGTTACTGCTGTTTTTAATTTGGAACCAGGATTATCCTTGCGATATTTAGCAACACCTTTGCGCGACATACCACCACCAGCTGCCGCTCCTGTACCAGTGGGTTTAGCCTCGTTATAATAGCCTAAAGATTTTTTCTTTGAAGGAGCCGGCGGCTTTTTCATTAACGCGGCCTGTTGTATTCTTTTGGTTATTGGTTCCATATAGTATATTTTGTTTTTCCGTTTTCTTTTATAGCTTTTAAGATATTGCCTCTATTATCAGAAGCATTGTAGCTAACATGCACCCAGTTAGGACTATCATCATTTCCAAATTCCCAGATTAATTGATCAAACTCTAAATTGTTTTTTATATAATTAAAAAAATCAGCATTTGTTGAATTGCCTATAACATCATCAATGTCAATAGCTTGGCCTTTGCAATGCTGACTTCTAGAGCTGCCTCCGATAGCTTTATTTAGCTCCGGACTGCGATAAAAGCTAGTTATATATATTGGGTGTCCAAAGTGCTCTCTAAGGGGTTCAAATACATTTTCAGCCAAAGCTTGCATATTAACAAGCGTAGGGCTGTCAGGAAAATTATCTATTCCTAATCTTTCAGCTGTATTTGATCTTGTAGCTTCTTTGATTGAAATGTGTTTACTTATTCTAATTTCCACCTCTTATGTGTAAGTATCCGCTTGAACAAGCACATTGCGTTCCAATTGGCTTTTTACAAGTTTCACAAATTTCTGATTTAGCACCAGATGTTTTTGAATGAACTTTTTGAGTAATTGGCACTGCTGCCGGTCCTGACATTCCCATATTTATTTTTTTTGTTTTTTATATGCCTCTTTTTCCCAAGGTAAATTACTTGCACCTTCTTTCATAAGCGCTCTTGGGTGTTTTTTTCCTTTCCAATAAACGTTTTCATCATCATATGACAAATCCCCTCTAAGTATTTGATCGCGGTGAACTTTTTCGTGACTGATAGCAACGTCTTTTTTCTTTTTAGATAAATTTTTATTTACAACAATAGTGCCATCATTTAAGGTAACGCCTTCAACTTTACCCATTCCATTTTCCTCTGTTACCAGGCCATGGTCCATTATCAATGACTTGATATTGGTTTTCATTTTATATGCCATTATCTTGTTATATCTTTAAACATATCGTCTATAGCCTTGTTATAAACTTTATCTGTATATGATTTATTTTTAAAAAACACGCTGCGCTCAGACATTGGTAAGTCTTCTTCGCCTAGCATTATTTTGTATATTCTTGTTATAAGGTGTTTACACTTTGTTGATGTTTTAAACACATTATATTTTATTGTGGTTTGGTTTCTTTCTGCATAAACGTCAATCCAACCTTGTCGGCGCAATCTTTCCCATCTTTTTTTATCCCATGAAAAAGTGTATGTGCCTTTAATATAATCATCACGCGTAAACAATCCTACGCAATCAAAATATATAAGTAATTCTAAATCAGCATCTTTTAAATTATAAGTTTTACAGGCCCATCTTCTGATAAGCCTGTAATACTTTAGTATGTTCATTTCTCTTAAATCAGATGCTTCTATTCTCATAGCACAGCAATGACGTCAGACTCTTTTATAACGAAATATAATTTGTTATCAAACTCTATTCCGTAGCCAGCATGCTTATCATAGTATATTAACGCATCTTCATTAAGCCCCTCAACTAGGTTGCCTATAGAAATAACTTTGCCTTTTCTATATCTTACGTCGTCTTGATGTTTTTCGTTTAAAAGCAAACCATTTGTTTTCTTTGGCTCTTCTTTTATTCTATCTATAATTATATATCTATTGATTGCCTGCATCTTCTCTAACATTTGAAATTACACAATCAGCAGATATAATTGTAGAAGCAACGGACGCTGCATTTTTCAATGCTGTTTTGGTTACTAACACTGGGTCAATGATCCCAGCTTTAATCATATTAACGACTTTGCCGTTTGTAACATCAATTCCTTTACCTTTGCTATACACATCCCCAGTAACACCAGAGTTGCTTAATATAGTTTTAAAAGGTTCTTTCATTGCTGCCAACAATATTTCTTCGCCCGGGCAAGCTGATTTTATACTATCAGCTGCATTACATAATGCAATACCTCCTCCTGGAACAATACCTTCTTTTAAAGCAGCTTTAACAGCATAAATAGCATCTTCAACACGGTCTTTCTTTTCTTTCAAGGCTACTTTACTATCAGCACCAACTTTTATGATACCAACGGATCCAGAAAGCATCGCTTTACGCTCTTCTAACTTTTTAATTACATAATCGTTTTTTTCTTCTTTCAATTGTTTTTCAATTGACTCAATACGACCAGTAATTTTTTCGTTAATATTTTCTACAGTAATAACGGTGTTGTTGTCATCTGTTACCGCTTTTTTGCAAACGCCTAAATGCTCAACGCCAATTAAATCTAAGTCATCACCCAAATCTTCATTAATAATAGTTGCCCCAGTGATAGAAGCTAAATCTTCCATTAATTCTTTTCTTGTTAATGAAAAGCCTGGTGAATCAATAACATTTACTTTTATGTTACCCTTTGCTTTATTCATTATTAATGCAGAAAGTGGCTGTTGAGCAATATTGCCAATTATAAGTATACTGCGTTTTTCTTTTATAGCATACTCTAAAACAGTTTGAATCTTTCTAATAGTATTTACTTCAGATTCAACTAAAAGCACCAAAGGATCTTCTAATACAGCTTTACCTTTTTCTTTATCTGTAATAAGATGTGGAGATTTTAAGCCTGAGTCAAATTGCACTCCATCTACGATTTCAACGTGCGTTTCTGCTGTATCAGACTCTTCCATCAATACCACACCGTCTTTTCCAACTTGCTCGTAAGCATTTGCTATAATACTTGCTAATGCTTTATCATTATTTGCAGAAATATTTGCAACATGGTTGAGCATTGTTCCCTCAACAGGGACTTTAATTTTATCAAGGTATTTTAACGATTTAGCTAGGGCTTTTTCAATTCCAATCTTTATACCTCTAACGTTCGTTTGACCGCTTTGATAATATTCATTTAAGATGGCGGAAGCAAGGACTGTTGAGGTGGTAGTACCATCGCCTGCTTCCTTTACTGTTTTTTGAGCAGCTTCTTTTATAAGGGTGGCGCCAATATTTTCTACCGGGTCCCGTAAGATTACGCTGTTTGCTACAGTTACACCATCTTTTGTGACGATCGGTCTACCTAATGCGTCTTCATATATAACACACTTTCCCGATGCGCCTAGTGTTGATTTGACAGCATCGTTAAGTTTATTAACGCCTGCCATAATTTTAGTACTTGCGTTATTGCCAAAGTTTAAATCTTTAACAATATCGCTTGGGTGATTAAATTCCATTAAATTAAAATATTAGATTATTTGAATGTTTTAACTACTGTTGGGCCTTCAAAAGCTTTTAGTCTTTTTCTAAAATGCTGCACCGAAGAATCGATTGCTTGTTCCGCGCCTTCAATAGTTTCGCGCCTTGTTACATCAATCCATTGGTCATCAAGCTCATATTCAGTTTGATAAAAACCATTCGGTAATTGCGTAATACGCCAATTTTCTTTTAAGGCTAAAGTTTCCCATAGGGCTTTGGTTTCTTCATTCAATTTAGGTTGTTGGTTAGTCGTTGCCGACTTGTAATAAAAATAGGTCATAATAAAAGGTTTTGGTTAATTATTTTTGGTTCTATAGTTATATTACGTTATTTGGTTTATTTTTATTTAATTCTTATTTTTAAAGCAGAATTAGCTCCGCTTAATGTTCCAGCGCCTGCAATAAAATCGGCAGCAGCAAAATCATAATTATTAGCGCTTGACCCTCCAAAAAAAATTCCACGTAGTGCAGCGCCTGATGTGTGACTATTAAGCCTTGTGTTTGCTGTGTTGTCTGAAAAAGAACCAATAGAATTTATTTTAAATTTAATGTACCACTCCGGGGTGGCGCTGTCGTGTTCTATTTGCATTGTTAAAGAGGTTGATAATTCTACTAATTGCAATTTTACGCCCATAGTGTGAGCCCCGGTTATATCTTCAACAGCTTGGCCAAAATTATCACCATCCACGGTTCCAGGAAATGGAGAACCACTAAAAAATGTTTGAAAATTACTTGCAAAAGTCGTTGCGTTTACAGGACCACTATTCCACACTGTTCCATAAGTGTTGAAAGTACCAGAGTTATTTGTGCTACTCGCTCTTAATACATACACATGCCCTGAACTAGCAGGTCCTATAACTTGTGAACCAATAACGGTTACCGGGCCAGAAAGGCCAGAATCAGCGGGTATAGTTATGCCACTTAATTCGCCTACGTGTATATTTTTTAGTACAAACATATTATTAGGCTTGTGATACTGTATAAATAAAATCTCTCTTGTCAACGTCTATATTACTGTCAGTAATACAGGTTATTTGTATATAATTAGTTGTACTTGCTGTCCTAACTATATCATCTGACGATAAACGCGTTGCTGTGAATGTAACACCATTAACAGAGGTATCGCTGGTAGCAAAAGTAATAGTGCCTGTCCCAGCTGTGCTTTGATTTTTTAATAGCAATAATTTTGTACTTCCCGCTGTTGCTGAATTAAACTTAATAGTTACATTGGTTGCATCAGTAGGCGTGAGCACTTCGTATATTGCGTGGTCTCTAAAATCTAAATTTGCTGTTACATTACTAGACGATAGCGTTATTGTGGCATCTTTGGTTTTAAACTCATTACCAAGCTTCGTCGTTGTTACAGTGTCATCACCCGGTGTAACATCAGCACTGGAATTACTAACCCTTCCATATCGCCGTTACTATTAATACCAAGAACCTTACCAGATGATGGGCTATTGCTAACATCAAATTCATCTTTCTTTACAGATAGCCCTGTATATTCAACAGCAGTGGCACCTGAGTTAACACGCAATACTTGACTAGCCGTACCAACAGAAGATGGCAATAATCTGTTTGTAGCTATTGTAGTTGCTGAAGAATTAATCCAAACAAGTTCGTTGGATGAATTAACTGATAATACTTGGCCATTTGTACCTGCTGTAGCGGGAGATAATTTTGCTAATGTTACAGAATTATTATTTATTTCACTTGTGCCAACGCTAGCTAATGATGCTAAACCACCTGCATCTGTTATATCCGCTATACCGTGTTTATGATCGCTTCTCGCTACGGTATCCGCTGTTCCAAAAGTATTTGCATTTGATCCAGCAAAATCTTGGAATGCTGCATCCCCAAATGTGTATGTTTTATCTGTACCACCATTTACTGAAAATGTAAGCGTATTGCCAGATTTAGTAATATTGTCTAAATAGTAATTAGACGCAGAGTTAGCTTCCCAAGCCATAGCCCCATCGACACCATCTGCAGTTAAAACATATCCATCAACAGGGTCGTTTGATATATTAAGCTTAGACTCAGAAATAGTGCTATTTAATATTTTACTATTAGTGATAGCGTTTTCGTTAATTAGGCTATTTGTTATTTTATCAACAACTGCCACATCACCTAAGAAAGTAAAATCATTAGCCGTGTAAGTTAAGTTGTTTTTTACTTCTGTTCTAATTTCTGACTTAGACATAAATGCACCGTCACCAAATATAGTAGCAGTTACATTTGATCCACCGTTTCCTGATATTGTGAATAAAACATCATTACTAGATCCGCTTGGCTTCGATACAGCTGATAAATAATTATTGTCGTTATCATCTTGATCATCAGCCCACGCAAAATTGCCAGCCCCATCCGATGTTAATACTTGGCCACTAGAACCATTGACTGTAATTCCTTTTAATTTAGTAGGCCCTAAACTTTGGCTACCAACAATAGAATCAAGACTATGCGGTTGTGTTGTATCATTTATGTGGTTTGTTAAAGCAGTTGAGGTTGCATAATGGCTAGCTGCTTTAAACGCCGCACCACCTAAATCCAATGTTACATCAGTTTGCGAGCCTACTGAAAATGTTATAGTAGCCGTATCTGATGCATCTGCTGCATATCCAGGCTCAACTGTTATACCATCAAGATAGTCATTAGTATCACCTAAAGATTCTGACGTTAAATCTATAATTGATTGTACTGTGAAATTTCTAGTTGGCCCTCCCCCAGCTGGGCTGTCGGTCCCTAGTAAATAGTCATCCGTTGTAGGGGTTATAGCGGTATACGAATCTATTCTTGCCATTATTTAGTGTTGTTTATTTTTGTTCCTTTACCAAACCCAGAGCGATTGCGCCGCGCCGATACAAAGCTTTGTGTAGTGTGATCGTAATCCATTCCATCTATATTTTTGCCGTTACTTTTTGCAGCACGACGCTTCCGTTGGTTTTCGGCTTTCATACGCCGGCGTCTAGGGGTCTTAGCGTATTCTAGGTCTCGCTGCTTTTTACGGCGCTTCGCTTCTGGTGATAAGGCCATCTTATTTCTTATACATTTTTTTTGTCATGGTAGCACGCTTAGGAGCATTTTTCTTTTTCTTAGCGTCTTCCTGTATTCTTTGCTTTATAGACTTTGAGCCAACGCCTGCTATTTTTTTCGGTGCAGCCCCGGCAGTTTTAGTAGATTGTTTTTTGTATTTATCATAGCTTCTCCCTTGCATGCCGAGGTCGTACATTTTACTTAGTCTTTCTGCTTCAGAGCTATATTTTCCTAAAGTCTTTTTCGTTTTAGCAGAAGCTTTTATCCCTGCGCGAGGATAAGCCATACCCACTTCTTTTGCAGCATTAGCATTAATAGCCTCAGTTCTAGTTAGTCTTTCTTTTGCACCAATGCCTGGTTCTGACGGATCTCCATATTTTGCAGTATACTTTGCTTTGCTTTCACGAAATTGTTTTTGCAGCTGAGTGTATGCTTCATCTCCTCCAGTTTTTTCGTAATCTTTTAATTGTTTTGCCGCGAAATCTTTTGCCATTCTAGAGCGTGTCAATTCGTCCGCTTCTTTATAAGCCTTCATTGCTTTATATCGTTCAGCGGCGGGCATATCATCAAATAAGCCATTAGAGCTTTTTGTAGTTGTTGCTTTTTTCTTATCTGTTGGATCTTTCTTAAGAACTTTATCACCATACTTTTTAGCAGGTGATTTTTCTGGAGCTGCCTTGATAGCCTCTTTAAGATGATCTGGTAATTTGTGCTGATCACCTACTAATGCTTTCATTAATGCTGGTACTCCCTGGTGTTTCATTTTAAACATACCAGGTTTGGATTTTCCGTATCCCATAATTTTGTTTTGTTAAAGATTAATCTTATTTATACATGCATACGTTATTTATTGCGTATAATAAGTGAGGTTTACATTAGAGTGTGACGTTAGCCTATTATTATGTATATATATGGGGTATTTGTCACATAAAACTGTTATGAGATATATAGAGGTTTTGTATTACACCTAACTATCTGATAACCAGCCACTTAACTAAAACCAATATTTTAACCCCATGGGTACCAATAAGTTACAACAATATATAAAGTTTTTACCTTTTTATTATTATAAATTACAATATAAATACGAACTAAAGTGGATAATATAAATGTAAAAAGAATTTAAAATTATGAAAACTACATTAGAAAAACACTTAAAAGAAGTAAAGTTACAAAATAGAAAAATTGTTAACTCATTAGTACAAAGTGAACTTAATAAAATATTTAGAGAAGATTACTATGGAAGTAAAGAACAAATTCTAAATGAAAAAGTAATAAGTGAAAATGTATTAGTAAAAGAAAATTGTGAAATGAAATATAATGAAACAATTGAAGAATGGTATTTAAGAATCTATGATTTTACAAAATAAATACGAAACAAATTGGATAATATAAGTGTAAATAATATAAATAAGTTAATAAAATTAACTAAAATAACTTAAAAAGTGTATAGAACTAGTGAACTATACCACTCTACTAAAAATAACTAATAAACAACTTATACCCTTTAGATATGAATAAAATGAACTATACAATAAACGAAATTAAGATAGAACTATTTGACAAGTGTCACGAACTAGTGTACGAATATATGAATAGATATGCCGAACAAATCAAAGATGAAACTTTAGATGAATTCCATAATAGACACGGAGAAATGATGAAAAAGGTGTTTAGAGAATTAAGTGGAGATGTAGTGGCTTTTTACCAAGAAAAATAAATTGCTATACACAACTACAAACCAAATACGACCTCAAATGGATAATATATATGAACAATAAAATGAAAGATATGATAGAGTTATTAAAAAAAGAAGCAAAGTACTTGAGCTATCCTCAAATAAAAGAGCAAGTTGAGTTCTATATTGAAACCGAATGCTATGCAAACAATGCTGATGAAGAGTTAAGACTCACCAACTATATACTAAACGAAATATATAACTAAAAAATAAAAAATTATGAAAGAATTAAGAATGAAAAGACTTCAAAGAGAAGTACAAGAAAGAGTGTTGATGAATGATGGAAATCTTAAAAAAAGTTTTCAAGAAGTGTTAGACCACTTATACAAATCACACGAGTTGTATTATGACAATGATAGAATTGTTCAAGCAATGGAAACAATGCGAGATATTAACACTCTAAAAGAAATGATTGTCGAATATAATACACTACAAGATTAACACGAATCAAATTGGATAATATAAACGAATAAAGAATTTAATTATGACAATGAAAGAATTATTAGCCTACTCGGCACAACAAAAGAAACTAAGAGCTAAAATTTGGAATAGCCAAAAAGACCAAGATTGTCGAGGTCTAACCGAAAAAGAGTACAAACAAATTGATACTCAAGTTAAAAAAGCAAGAGGTTATCGTCACACTCATCGAGGTTTGTGGTCTTACCCAAGAAGCGAAAAAGGTTATGCCTTCCCAAAATATTACAACTAAAACACGAATAAAATCGGATAATAATATAAAATAAAAGAT